GTTGATTGGCTGAAATCTGAGCACCATTCTTAATCTGTTGATCAAGTCCAATCAAAACTACCTGGATGTCTCCGAGCGCATCGTAAATCAGTTCAGATTTATCCTTTGCGATACCCTCAAACAATTCTCCTGACTCTTCCATGAGCTTCAAGAACTGCTTGACTGGATTCGCTTCATGTAGATTTCTATCTACAAACCATTGCTGGACTTTTTCTTCCAAATTCATTTTTGTGTTCATCTTACTTTTCCTCCAACTCTTTAAATGTTTCCATTACCTTAATAATTTTTTCTAACTTAGATTTGTGTAGCGTAATGTAATTATTTTTCTTCAATTGTTCACAGAAGATACAAATTCGATCACCAAAAAATCTGCAATTTTCAGTTAATCGGTGTCTTTCATCCGACTCTATTTGTTCCTTGTTGGCTAAGCTCACAAGGATTACTTCATCAGATTCTTTCCAATCTGGAAGTGCTACAGCTTTGTATAAGTTTTCAAATGCTAAATTAGTTAAAATATCTCTAGCCATTATTTTCCTCCGTTTTCTTCATAATCAAGTAGTAGCAATCAGCTGCTCCGTAGTCAATCCTGATGTTCTCACCACTCATGCTTTTCCGAAATCGTGGATGACTGATTGCTGAGTAACTAGCTTGATGTTTCTTTAGTTCATTGATTGCGCTATGTATGTGGCCGAAACTCCCAATAAGTATCTTGCGGTGACCGTTGTAAATGAAATAGAGTTCAATCATCTTTACTAAACTCCTTGTAAATTTTTTTGAATATTTCTGACACCAATTTTTCAGGTATATTAGATCTCTCGTTGTATGATTTTGAGAAGTTTTTCCACTCAATATCCTGCTTGATAATTTTATTTTTAAGATTAAGTTCAATATTGCTTCCAAAAATCGTCCGTTTTTGTAAAGGATAATCATAATTATTGTATCTAGCTAGATTTTTGTATGGAATTCTGAATCCGATAATATCCTCAATGTAAGGCCACAATCTGTCAGCAGCTGGATTCTCAATAACCCAAAATTGTGGTCTATATCTTTTTATGATTTCTATTGTGTTGAAAGCTGTTAGCTCGCCATTGATCCTTTTTAAAAATTGCCTGTCGTACTGATAATTTATATAGGCTGACTCATAATCCTGATTTGCCCTGATCGTGAACGGTGAAGGTCTTACTTGTGGAGCAAATAAGCTATCAGAGACATCATTGCGTTTCCAACACGCATTTCCATTTTCCATTGCAGAAGCATTTGACCATGATTCACATGGTGGACTAGCTATTACAAGGTCAGGTTTTGGTAATTTGTCTAATACGTCAAAGAGCGTGTTATCTCCAAATAAACGTTTGTAATCAGCAAGGTCCAGATTTATAAAATGATTGTTCTTGTTTTCTATATCTATTCCGATTGAATAGATTTCAATATTCGCCCCCCCGAACTATTCAGAGAGTTAGTACCTTTGAAGTAAGAACCATTCCCACTATCAAAAAGTGCCCAGACTGTCATTTTTTTGATAATCAATACCTCCTATCCTTCATCCCAGCAGGATACACAAAGCACCTGCCTGTCGCTCCCTCGAAAATGCGACTTGATAAAGCACCGTTACCGAAATCATCAGAGTAAAGCTCTTTAATCTCTTCGCTACTCAAATTCGTGTTGATAATCGTATTCGTCCGATTATCCAGGATCTTGAACAATATCTGATGCGCCCACTCATTCCGCTTCGTGTCGGCCTTTCGACTCTCTTTCCCAAAATCGTCCAAGAAAAGAAAATCAACCTCAGACAATAGCTTGACCATCTTAGCTTCTGAATACCCATTGTCAAACTCAAAGCTTTCACGAATCTTATCAAACAAAGTCACGACTGACACAAAGAGCACGCTTTTAGGTTCATCATAAGACTTAAATTGCTCATTGAGAAACCGAGCTAATCCATAAGTCAGATGACTCTTACCAACACCAGAAGGTCCTGTGATGATGGCATTCCCAACTGTACCTTTGGCATACTCACGTTCCAATCGCTTCACAAAATTCATAGCCTTTTCATCAATATCAACCTGAATCTCATAGTCATGTAGTGACTTGCTAGCAAGCTTGCTTGAAACGATACTATCGCGAGCAAAGACCTCGTAAGTATCCGATAGCTTACTCTTTACCTCGGATTCCATATTCAACTGCTTTTCAAAGAGTCGGATGTTCTCTTTCTCACACTCAGGACATTGACTGATTTCCTCAACCTTGCCCTTGATGGGAATCTTAACAGACCAAAGATGGCATCCATGGATTTCACAGACATCATCAAGAACCGTTCTAGTTCTAAATTGTTTAAACTGTTTCATCTAAAACCCTAGCCTTTCGTCAACCGTACTAGTCAAGATTGTAGAGCGTTTTGGCATAGGCTGATTTAAATAATTGTCCATCTTGTTGCCGAAGAGCGTTTGTGGTTGCAGATACTGTTCATACTCTGTACCTTTCCACTTAGCGACCATAACATCCACAACCTTTTTAAAATCTTCAAGGACATAGCCTTCTTTCAGTCTTGCCTTGATAAATTTTTGATGACTAGCAGTGTCAATCTTAAAATTCTTCTTAGCTTTCAAATTGAGATAATAAATAACTTCTTTACAAATCAACAATTTATTATTGTTATTATCTATCTCGTTATTATTAGTCTTGTTTGTCTGTAAAATTTCCAGTTCCGATACTGTATTATTTACAGTTCCAGACTGTAAAATTTCCAGCTCCGATACTGTACTATTTACAGTACCGTCAACGGCACTTATATAGATTCTGTTAGGTAGGTTATTCCCTTGTCTAACTTCTTTTAACAGTCCAACATCCTTCAATTCTTTTTTGAATTTGATAATCGTCTTTTCGCTACTATTCAAATCAACCATAAGTTGCTCATTTGTATAGTATTGAAATACATTCCCATCTCTGTCATGCCAGCCATTTTTTATTGAAAGCTCTAACCTCCCAAATAAAAGCATATACAAGAGTTTTGCATGATTGCTTAATGACTTGTATTTCTCATCATAAATGAATGGCTTTGGAAATTTGAAAAACGATAAGAAACCAGTGACTTCACTTTTTTTAATCATTTCTACCCCTCCACACTTGAAAATTTTGTGTATTCCTTATGAAAATACAACTTCACTGTTCCTAGGCTACCATGCCGATTCTTTTCCAGGATCAGCTCGGTCACGTTATTCGCTTCTTGACTGTCTGCATGTTCCTTTTGGTAGTAGGCATCACGATACAAGAAGGCTACAATGTCTGCATCTTGTTCAATCGAACCAGATTCTCGCAAATCTGATAGCATTGGGCGCTTGTCCTGTCTCTGCTCAACCGACCGACTCAACTGCGATAAGGCTATGACAGGAACCCTCAAATCCTTTGCTAGTATCTTCAATTCCCTTGAAATTTCAGAAACAATCTGCTGACGATTCTCCCTCTTTGAACCAGTAATCAACTGCAAGTAGTCAATGATGATAATGCCCAGACCGCCCATTTCTTGAGAAAGCTTTCGAGCCTTTGACCGTATCTCTGAAATCCGAATCCCAGCCGTGTCATCCACGAAAATAGGCACATCATAGAGATTGCTTTGCGCATGTACAAGTCTTTTCCATTCATCTGTACTTAAATTCCCAGTCTTCAAATGATAACCTGGAACCATCCCTTCTGATGCCACCATACGCTCAATCAATTCCTCTGCTCCCATTTCAAGTGAGAAGATGACGGCAGGCTTTCTTTCCATCGTAGCCACATGCTTTGCAATGTTCAATGCTAGCGCCGTCTTGCCCATAGCGGGACGAGCAGCAAGAATGATAAGATTCCCTTCATGAAGGCCTGTTGTAATCTTATCCAATCCGACAAAGCCAGTAGATAGACCAGTCACGAATCCATCTGTTTGTGAGCGAGTCTCGACTATCTGCATATGTGTATCAAGGATATCGGCCACATTACGAAATCCTGTCCCTGTATTTTGATTACTGATATCTAGCATAGACTTTTCAGTTTTAGCAATGATGTCACCAATCGATACATCTCCTTGATATGCGCTAGAAAGAGACTCTGACAAGTCAGCGATTACCTTTCGAAGCGTAGCCTTTTCTTTAACCAGTTTGGCATAATGCTCCACATTTTTTGAAGTAGGTGTTGAATTTACCAACTCTACAACGTAGTTAATACCTCCGATGTTTGAAATATCCCCTTGATTGGTAAGAGCAGAAACCATTGTCGTAGCATCGATTGGATCACCTTTTTCAAGCAATGACAACATAGTTTTAAATACAATCTTGTTGGCAGGCTTGTAAAAATCGTCAGGAGTTAATTCGTCTGCAAGTGATATCATCGTTTCCGGTGAGATAAAAACAGCACCCAGAACCGACTGCTCTGCGACTAAATCATGAGGTAGTATTCTAAAATCTTCACTCATGCGCTATTCCCCCAGTATTTTTCTAAATCCACATTCATCACTACAGCAAGATTTTTTTGCTCAGTTAAGATCTGACGACGATAAGGAGCAAGTCCAGCTTGTCGCTCTTCCTCGCTTCGTGGCAAGTAATAGCCGTTCGGCTTCATCTTCTTAGCTACGATAGGATGACCAAAATTCACACGCAGACTCTCAATGACCTCTTCTAGCCTACGCTTTGAGAGTCCGGTTTCGATACGAATTTCACTTGCTTGAATGGGCAGGTCGAAAGTCGCGCAATTCATGATCAT